AACCGGAACCTTGAGTCCGTCCTTGTCACTGAGTTCTCTGCCCGCCGTACCGAATATGAGATGATGCTCCGCCTCTGCCTGTCTGCCGCAGAATATGCAGATGTCATTGTATTCGGTTACTATGCCTTGCATCTAATCGTCCTCCTTTCTTTTCTCCCAACAATCCGGGCAATGAACTTGGTCTGCATTGTTTATCATTTCCAAGTATTCATCGTTCCCAAATCTGTCGGTAAAGCATTTTGTGCAGAATATCTTTCCGCACTTCTCGCAACTCCACAATTCTCCATGAGCATCGTCTTTGGCTTCCCATTTACTTTCAAAGCCGCAGATGTCGCAGGAATAGATATCTCTATCGTTGTTGTATGCCATATTGCCGCCTCCTCTCTCTGATATAGGCTTATGCAGCGTTTTTGTCGCTTCTATGGTATGTTTGTAGGGTTCTGCTCCTGTTGGCTTGCTCCTGCCTTAGCCATACACAATTTCTCCCATAACTGCATACTGAATAATCATATCTGCCACAGTGGCATCCACCATGCAGCAATCCAGTCCGTATTCTCCTGCACTGCATCCGACCGAGTTTACTCCTGCATACATGATGTCGTATGGTCTTTCTGCGTCCTCGCAATACTTCTTGATGCCATCAAGCAGCTTATCTCTCGTGAGTTCATAGACCTCATCTTCCTCAGAGTCGTACAGTTTCAATGTTCCTCCCCTGCTTATCTGCTCAGATGCGTATTCTCCGAGATAATCTCCAACTACCTCAGCCTTTCTACACCAGTAATTGATGCCGCCTTCCAATGCTGTCGCTACAATGTCGTCAATATCTTCCTGCGTAACATTGATTTCAAGTTCTGCTTTTACCTTAAAATTCTCCATCATCCTATCTCAACCTTTCTTCCGCAATTCGGGCATTTCGTATCATCGCACCCATCTCCATAATTGATGATTTTTCCGCATCCCTCACATTCGACCCATTCGCCATTTACGAACCAATCTTCCTTGAGCGACTCGGGATGCTGCCAGTCAACACCCTCAAATAATTCATCTGCCAAGTCCTGCTGACAGTTACATAATTCAAGGAAGTCATTCCCGGTGTAAACTGAGTCCGACAATTCCGGGGAGTAGCACGGTTGGTCCTTATGGAACTTGTACGCCTCCTCATCCTTGAAAATCATTCCCTGTCTGTAAAACTCTCGATGGATGATGTACTCTCCATCGTTATCTTCTATACTTCCTATTTTCAGCATTTCTGCTCCTTTCTCCAAGTAGGATGCCAAGGTTGATACACGCCGTTCCAAAGGAAACTAAGGCTGTCACGCTGTTACCTGTAATGAGAAATGCTGCTATTGATACTGTGAATACGATATGCAATGCAATTTTACCGATTTTCATTTACACCAACTCCTTCCTGTGATATTCTTATTAAACAGGAGGGAGGTATGACTCCCCCTCCCACGAACTGAAATCAGCCTGCCAAAACTGCTATCAAAGCAAGTATGGCAGTGGCTAAATCCACAATCGCTACCGTCCAAGTAATGATTTGAACCGCCTTGCTGTTTTCAGTTCTTTTTTTGAGCTGTTCTACCTCCGCTTCAAGTTCTTCAACTCTCCGTTTCAGTTTTCTCAACTCCTTATCCTTATTGATTGGCTATCGCCTCCTCGGATTTTTTAGTACCATTTGGTACAATCGTACGATAGCATTGCCTACCTGCCTGTCAATAGAAAATCCGCATATTTACTGAGTTTTTTCGCCGTCCTGCTGATACTCTTTCAGAATATCCTCTCCCATTTTGATGAGCCTGTCGGCTTCCTCACTCAGCCTCTTCATTGCAGCATCCTTTTCTGTTCGTTTCTGATAGAACTCCTCGTCTTTCAGTGCATCTTCCCAACCATTGATGAACGCTCTCACTTCACGGACATTGCTAAATTCTCTTTCTGTCTCGTAGCCGTTTCTTGCTGTGAAAACAGCATACTTGCTGTCGTGCCATACGCAGTCGATAGCAACTCCAAAATATAATTCATCTCGCTTATCTTCATCAATAGGCTAGAACCTCACATCATCATACAGTGGTCCTTCACAAGGGCAGTTGTTCTTGAACCAAACCCTGTAATTGTCAAGAACATAGTCGCTATCTATTCCCTTGAGGATGTTCCAAATCTTTGCAAGTCTCCCGGCAAGTGCATTGTCTGAGCAAAACCAGTCATACCACCCTGCCTCAATCTGAACTTTTCTATCCTTGATGAGGAAATCTCCTCTGCGGTATCTCTCACAGAACTGCCTTAAAGTCATCTCATTCTCCATCTTTCTTCTCCTCCTCAAAAAGCGGCACTCTCCTGTTGTAGGTCATATCATACTCTCCGCTACACTTATGCAGTTCCCAACCACCAAGTCCTGTTCCCTCGATGGAAACATAATCATCAGCACACCAAGTTCTTACGCCGCCCTCTACTCCATGCTTTCTTGCAATTTCCAGTAACTTCTCAACTACCGGAACTGCCTCCTTACAAAACTCTCTCATCTGCTCCTCTGAAAAATTCATCTCTGCCATAATCTTTACCTCCTAATAATCTTCATCGAGGCATTCATCCGCCTCGTCATAATACTGACCGTCATATCCTTTTGCCATCAATTTTTCATAGCAATCGAAGCAGACCAGTCTAAATGTGATGCCGTGGCAATCACGAGTGTACTGCATCTCTTCTCTCGCAACATCTTTGCCACAGCACGGACAGGTTCTGATGTCAACTTCCGAACCATCTTCGTAACCCATGTTTTCTCTCACACAGCCACCTCCTACCAAATCCTCTTGAGTCCGCCGATTGACGGCTCAATACCAATAGTTCCAAACTCGCTGCAATCCGGCATAGTCGTATTAATCACATAAGCGAGTGTCTGATTGTCTCCCAAGTCCTCCATATCCATCCTCCACTCTTCGATATGCTCGGAAACATACAGGAACGAATACATCAATCCAAAATTCATCTGCGTCTTGATGACATGGTAGACGAGTCCGTTGCTCTCTTCCTCGAACTTTCTAACCATCTCCTGCTCCTCATCGTTGAGCCAGTACAATAACCCCGGTCCCTCTGAGAGGTTGACCTTGCCCTCTTCCTCGAACTCCTTAATCGGCTGCTCCATGATGCCGAGTTTCTTCATCCTCTTAATTGCTTCCTGCTTCTGCTGTTCTCTTAAATCTGCCATCTTAAATACCTCCTAATGCCATTTTCTGCTCTGCTTTTCCTGCAATCTTTGTTCCCGGGTCGAATTTCTTTCCCTCTTCATTGCCCTGCCAAAATGCTCTTGCACTCATCTGTTCCTGTGCAGCACTCTTGAACTTTTCGTGCTTCATAGCACTGGTTTCATCGCTGACCTCTTTCGGAATTGTCATTACCAATCCCCATCCGGTCTCATCATGCTCTCTCTGCTGTTCAAACGCTTCCTTGATACCCTGCGTGTAGCCGAAGCCATATCCATCGCAAAGTCTTTTTCTGTATTCTCGAGTGCAATCCTTAGACTTCTTTTTGAGGTCATCAATTCCGCTGCGGATACATTCGACTGCACATCTGAAAATTTCAACGCAAGCATCCACATCTCCCTCGAGACCTACAAAGCATATCGTAGCCACCTGCTTGTTGTACGCCTTGCTTCTGTATGACTGGCAACAAAAGTTCTGCCCGATGATTGCCGATAAACTTATCATCCACGCCTCTCTTCGCTTGCTGCAATCAAACTCTGTCTT